CGAGCCATGCGATCGGCTTCTCCTTGATCTCTCGATCCTGGAGCTCCTCGACCGACATGCCCGTGATTTCGGAGACAGCGCGATAGATCGGCTCGGCGAAGCTAATGGCCTGGAAGCCGTAGTCTTCGACGAGAATGTCGGCGACAGTGTTCTTGCCGGCACCGGCTGGGCCGCAGAGTCCGATGATCATTCGCGCGCATTTCCGATCAGGCTGGGGTACTACCGTCATTATAACAAAGTGTAGCCTATCAGACTGTCAGTTCAGAGCCGTCGAAAAGCACTTTCATCCCAAGCGGCTCGGTGTAAAGCCTCGTGCGGATCCCGGCCTCCGCGAGGATCGATTTCCCCACAGAAACGTGCTCTCGCCACCTTGCAGGAGTGAGAACGTCGAGAGCCAGGAGGCCGACGACTTCCTTGATCCCCGCACAGGCGATGGCCCTGGCACAGTGGGGGCAGGCGTACCAGAGGCAGTACAGCCGTGCCCCGTTTGTCGGCAAGCCGGCTCGGGCGGCCTTGTAGATTGCGTGCCGCTCTGCGTGCTCCAGGTAAGTGTATTTGCCAGGTCGGTTCACTCGGTCGGGCAGAGGGGCGATGTTTTGCGGTGGTGCGTTGCAGGCCGAGATAGTCTCGCCACGCATCGTCACGATGACGGCACCGTTTCTTGTGGCCGTGTCTGGCGAGAGCCTCGCGGCCCTGACGGCCATCCGCAGGTATTGCTCGTGGTCGTTCATCAGTCGACAAACACCGGGATTGCCTTGGTAACCCTGTTGTGGCGGTGGTCGATCACCACCATGGCTTGGCAGGGAGGGTCCGCAGGGAATCCGAGGCGGTCTCCGTAGGGGCTGGGGCCGATCAGTGACCCGTTGGCGACGAACTTCCGGGAGACGGTGAACTGGTGCAGGTGGCCGAAGATGTCGAGGTCGACGGGCTGGCTGGCGTTCCAGCCGGCGATGAGCTTGTTGGCCGACGGGACCAGGCCGCCGAAGCCACCACCTCCTCGCATGGCGTGGCCGTGATGGAAGCGGACGACGAAGCCGTCGAGGTCAACGATGTTGTGGTAGCCGTCGCTCACCCGCCAGGTGACGTTTTTCCTCGTCTCAGTGGCGGCCATGGTGTGGTAGAGGTGCTGTTCAAATGAGTGGTCGTTCTCACCACTGATCCGCCGCTTCTCGGTCGATCTGCCGTGGTTTCCGCTGCTGGTCACAATGACAACAGGTGGGCCGATGGCGGCGACCTCATCGATGACCGTCTTGATCCGCTCGGCCACCCATCGGATTGCCGCCAGCGGGGCCAACTGAGAGCTCTCGATGAGCTCGTCGTGGATGTGGCCCGAGATCATGTCACCGCCGAGCCAGAGGACGATCCTGCGAATGTCGGTGAGGGCCTGCTCGTGCTCGATGAGCCGCTTGGAACGTCTGGTGACCTCACCGATCCTGCGATGGGCCTCGGAGAGGTCGTAGTCGTTGAGGCCGCGTACTTCTTCGGGCTTCACCCGCTCCTCAACGTGGAGGTCAGAGAGAGCCAGGACAACCGTGGCCTGCGGCTTCTTCTTGCGGGCTCTCTTGGCCGGCAGCGGCTTGCCAGCCACGTCCCTGACGCTCTCAGCCACCTCGACGGCTGCTTTTGCCCGTGTGATCTCATCCAAGGCGACGCGGTACTTCTTCCGAAGTGCAGAAAGCTCGCCGCGGAGCCTCGCGGCCTCGGCGTCGTGGGCAACCTGCATGACCTGATCGGCTAACTGTCGTTGCGTAGCCATTCAGCGAGCGTCCTGTGGTGCGGGAGCTTCATCGACGAGACTCGCTTGAGAGCCTTGGCGAACGTATGCGATGGCGGGGCACCGCCCTCGGCAACAGCCTTCTGGAATTCCTCGCGGACGGAGAGCAGCTCTTCCCGGTCGCTGGGAGACAGGCGGTCGAACCAGCCTCGGATGATCGGCTCAGGCGTCGCGGCCATGATACTTGCAAAGGTGAGTTTTGGCATGGCGAAGAGTATAGCACAGCTACTGTTTTCTGAAGGCAGCGAGGACTCGATCTCCCCATGTGTTGAGGGCTTCTTGTCTGGCTGCGCATCCGCACGGCTTGCCGGTGATTCGCTCGACACGCTTTTTTGTGATGCCAAAAAAAGACAGCGACTTTTCTACGGCATCTCCTAGCCGAAAGCCGCGCTTTGCAGTCTTTGCACGGCACGGCCTCCTACCAGGTTTTCCGCGAACCGCAAGGCCACACTTGACGCAGACATTGTTTTCGTCAAAGACGCATTCGTTCATGCTTGATCGACTGACCATGAATACTCGCATGTTGTTGACCCAACTTGAGTGCAGTCCCTCGTGGCAGCAGCAGGCGACCCTCCAGAAATGCTGGGAAACGCGCCGCAGGCGTAGGAATCCGCGTTCGCAGTGTACCTTCCCTGAATGAATGTCAGCCCACCGCTTGATTTCATGGCTGCGTTAATCTGCGTGTTTCTCGTTGCCGCAGGCGAGCCTCCGATGCAGCGAAGTGGAATCGTCACAGACAGGAAAAGTGTGTAGTTTGTGTAAGCGCCGCTGGTTATATCGAAAGCAGCAGCCCATGTGTGGATTGGCTTATTGACACCAGGAACCCAGGCGTCAATAGATGCTCCGCTAAGGTTTGCGCAGTCGTTCACTGATAGCGAAGCATTGTCTCCTGCGTATGGCAGGTAATAAGTGCCTGACGTTGGGTAGGTGTTTGAACCGTCCGTCATGTCACTTATTGTCACCTCCAGTTCATCGCTTCCGTAAGTGCCCCAAGAATAACCATTAACCGTTGACGTGCCATTCCACGACGCGCAGAGTCCCGAGTTATACGGAGAGCAGCCAACTGCGACTGTTGCGTTTTCGGGGACCGGGCTGACGGGAGAAGTCTTGCCAGTCACAGAAAGGCAGGACGACTGGTAGCTGCCAGCAGGGTACCCCCAGCATTCGCAAGGCGTGCTTCCCGTGCCATTGTCTTCGTCTATGCGCACTGCCAACGAAGATAAATCGAATGATGCTGAGTAGTAGAATGTGTTCTGGCTTACAGTGTAATCGCTAGCAGAATAAGTGGTGCCGAACTGAGCAAGGCCTGGGATGTATATTTGTATCTGCCCAGCGAAAAACTGAATATAGAAATATGTCCTGTCGAGAGCTGGGTCGTAGGCCACTTGCATGTAGCAGTATATGTTGGGGCCGTTCGTTGTCGGCCACGCCGTTTGCTGGTAGTGGCGATAGTCGCAGTCAGACGCAGACCCGCTCTTAAACATTCTGTACTTTGCATTGAAGCCGTCTGCGTAATTTATTCCCTCGTTCCACATGTCCCCACCGGAGACGCATGATGCAAGGTTTTCAAAAGCCAGGCCAGAAACCGTCATGCTTATGGAGTCGAGTGACGGGGATGGTTGGCACCAAGTCCCACCACCACCACAGCACGGCCTGCAAGGCAAAAACATGCCTCAACCCTCCGTAATATCCACCCGGAGCCGATCGCCTTCGGTGGTCCCTTTGGCTTGATAGTCGACGCCGCTTGTCAGCCTGAGCATCGCACCTTCGCCTGACCTGAGCTCCGAGAAGCCGACGTATCCACTGGAGTCGACGCCGATCGTCACCGTCGAGGCCGTCGACGTCTGGAGGTTCCTGAGAAACGCCATGCCGACGCTCGTCAGGTTCGCCGTTGAGATGCTGGTGGCATTCGTCGAGAGCGTGATGGTCAGGCTTTTCATTCCGACGTTGTCCATCGTGGCCGTGCCGCCTGAGATGCTCACGAGGTCGTCGAGGTAGTCTTTCGAGACTCGCATCGACATGCTGTAACTGACGTCTGCCATCAATGATCTCCTATGTGCATTCGGATGCGATTAAGTACCACTCGTTGGCAACTCGGGCGATTGCCACGCTGTATGTCGACGTTGTCCCAGTGATGTTGGCGAAGAGGTTTGTTGCTGTTGACGTCGCGGTGACACCTGAGCCTGGATTCCAAGAGACAGTGTTTGTGGCGGCTTTGTTCCATGAGCCGGTGGCGGTGCCGATGCGGAAGAGTTGTGCTGGTGGCTTCTCGGCAACTGGCGATGGCGTCAGCATCGTCGTGGAAGGCCGGCTGGGCGTTCCGTTGACGGTGTTTATTGTCTCCCGTATTTCACCGAGGAGCGTGTCTCCGACGAAGTAGCGTCTTTGTGCCATTGGTCAGTACAGCCTCAACTGGAGGATGTTGACCATGTCGAAGTGGTCGTAGATCTGGTAGGCCCAGACGACAGGGCCCCTGCTTCCGGTAATTTTCCTCGGAGTCCCGTCTGGGTTGAGCGCGATTGGCGCCGCCGCAACTGCCTGGCTTATCCCTCGCTCGCTCATACCCGGAGTCCTGACGCACGCAGGTGCTCTCTCGCCCGCTGTCAATGGATTACACAGAACAGGATTCGCAGGGTCGAGCGGCACTTGGTCGCTTCCAGGTTCAAGAGGCTGCCCAAAGGCGTCCTGCCATGCCGATGCACCCGCTGGGTTAAAGCATGTCACATTCCTACCCTCAAGGATGACGGCCATGTCCCAGCCGATGTTGACTTTCGTGGACGTGGCCGCCTCGCCGGACGTGTCAAAGTTGACCGAGACGTACTGGTCGCGAAGAAGGAATGTGTACTCCACATTCCATCCCCTGAATATCAGGTTCTGCCAGCTTTCAACTGTGGGGGTCGCGTTGATAGCACGGAGCATGAGCGTGTGAGGCAGGATCGAGAGCGACCCAAGCTCCATCTGCTGCTCGTTTATCCTTCCCACGAGGTAGCAGTGCTTCGTGGGGTCATCTGCGCCCCCGAGCACAAACTGCGTGACCTTGATCGACGTCATTGGCTTCAACGTCGACACGCCGTCGTACATATCGCCGACAGGGTTGCGCGTCTGCGTGCCAGTTGTATCCCACTCATACGTCCCAGTCCTGCGATACCAGAACTTGACCGGCATCTCCGTGAGCTCGGTCGAGATCGTCCAGTTTGCCGGCCTGACGTCTGGCGATATTGTCTTTGGGCTCTGCCCTCCGCTGCCGCCACCACCGCCAAGAGATCCTGATGCCGCAGCGTCGCTCTGGTAGTTGAATGTAGCGACCAGAACCATCCGCGTGTCGCCTTCGTACTTCACATCGAAGTCGACGCACGCGGTACTCGTGTTTATCGGGTGCGGGTCTCCGATGAAGACGCCACAGGTTTGCTGGATGTCGAAAGTCTCGTCAGGAGAGTTCAGCAGGATGCGGAACGTCCTCGTTGCTGAGTCTGCAAGCTGCCCTTCATTCGCTGACCGCGAGAACTGATTGCCGGCGGATATTTCAGCGGTGCTTTTCGGCATTAGTCGGCGACTCCGAGATTCTTGAGGTCTTCGCGAAGCCCGACGAGCTCCGCGGTCTGCTTTCTGAGCTCGACGATGTTCTGTTCGCGGGCGGGATCGTCGCCTCGGAGGAGACGGTTGAGCTCGGAGGTGCCCTGTTGCGTCGTGATGTCAGAAGCAGACAGTGCGGCCCTGTTCGGGCCGGTGGCGACGGCGTTGCGGATTTGGTCGCCGGCGGCGAAGAGTGTCGGGGCGACCTGGCGAGCCTGCTCCGCGAGGAACCCTGCGATTTGGCGCTGGCCGCCTCCGGCGCTTCTGATATCGCCAATGCTCGCGGCAATCTGCTCGGCACGACGACCCGACTCTCCGAGGAGAAGCTGGCGGCCACGTTCGATGGAGGATTTGAGCTCTTCTTCCGCCCTAGACGCCTCCTCTACCCTGTTTAGCGCTGCGTCGGCTCTTCTCGCAAATTCATCGACACCGTCAGCAGCGTCTCGCAACCCTTCGATCGCGTCACGGTTCCCGCTCAATGCCTGATCAAGAAGGTTTGCAGCTTCAGATGCTCTGGTGTCGATGGCACGAGAAACGGCATCGGCCCCCTCTGCCCCAGACGCTCTCTGCTGGAGTGGCGATAGCGTATCCCTGATCTGCTGGAAAACGCTGGTTGCTGCTCTCGCTGCGGAGTCTGATTCGATCAACTGCGCCGCCCTGGCAACCGCAAGTCGCTCGTCAGCAGATCTTAAGGATGACCTGCGCAGGTCACGCCCTTGCGATGTGTCCTGGAATGTCCTATTCCTAACATCATCAGAAGCAGCGGTGGCTTGCCGGACCTCCTCGGCTAGCTGGTCGGCAGTAAGTTGCCTTGAAAGTCTGCCTGCCGATCCAGAGATCGCCGATCTGCGGAAGGCAATGCTTTCCTGTGCGTTTTCGCGCTGCCGCAAAAGCTCTCGCCTCCTTGCGACGTCCCCCTCCTCTCGCAACTGCCTGTCGATTAAGGCGATCTCTGCTTGCCTGGCGATTATCGTAGGGTCAACATTTGCGGCGTCGGCCTCTATCCGCTCGCGCTGAAGCCGCGTAATCCTGTCGATCTCGTCCCGGTTTGCGTTTGCCAGTCGCAACGTGTCGCTGAACGCATTTGATGCAGAATCACCTAGGCTTTCGTAGGCGTCCGTGAGCGCCTCAACTGAGCTCTTTTGGCCGTCGAGAGAAGAGTTCAGCGAACTTAGCCTAGCGTCGAGCCGTTTTTGAGCCTCCTCAGTGTCCTCGATGGCATTGATCCACTTCAGGAATGCAACGACTAACTGGGATCCTATGGACGCCGAAATGCCGGCGATCAGGCCAGTCGTGCCTCCAATAATGAAGCCAAGCTGAGAAAGGTTGTTGCCAGCAGCCCTGATCCTCTGGTCGAGCCCCCCCGTGACGCTGAAGAAGTCGTCAACCGCAAAAGCGGCTTGCTGAATCGCGAGGCTGGCGTTTCCGAAGGCACCTGTTGCTATGCTGCCGGCCCTCTGCAAGCGAGTGCCAAGTGCCCTCTGGCTGACGCCAGAGACTTTCGACGCAGCAGACACGGCCTCCGCGGTGAGCTGCTTTATCTTCGCCCTAGTCTGCTCTGTCTCAAGCTCACCTTTGTTCATCGCCTCCGCGATTGCGGCGCGAAGCCTGTTAAACGCTCCGATCGCAGGGCCTCTTGCCTCCTTTGACACACTGGCGATTGTCTGCTGTAGCGTTTGGAGTTGAGCGGTGTAACCGCGGATTGCACTTTGATCGAACGATGCGTTGAGGGTCGCAATGCCGACGCCGCCTGTCGCGCTAATCAGGGCTTTCGACTGTGCAGATCGTTGCGATGCGATCTGCTGCGAATCTCTCTGCTGTCTCTGGAAGTCGATGTCTATCAGCCTATTCTGGATAGACCTTCCAGTCGCGTCCCTGTTCGATGCTGCTCCTTGATTTGCCAGAAGATCAGACTCTCTCTTGAGAACAGCAAGCCGCTGTGACGCAACCGATAGCCTGTCTTTCTCTTGCTGCCTAATCTGTTCTAGCGCCTCGTCAATCCCTTGCTGGAACTCAAGGTCGAGCTTTGTCTGCCCTTGGATGGCGGATTGTGTCGCTAGCCTTTCCTTGAGGCTCCTGCCAAGTGGGTCTGTGGAACTTGAAAGCCCAGTGAAAACATTTTCGGAGGCGCGTCTTGTCGTCTCCGCAAGGGCCTGAACTCTCCTTCTCTGGTTTTCGATGACACTTGGGTCTATGTCTGGGGTGAGCTCAAGAGATTCGAGCGTCGCCTGCGCTTGAACGGCCGTTTGCTGGTATTGCCGCAACTGCCTGACCCTGCCTGCTATAACTCCGTCTTCCAACTGCGAAGCGGGCAGGGAGGCTGCCGTCTGGGTGGCCCTCGATGCGGACCCAAGTGCCTGAGAGAGGGCTGGGCTCGCGAACTGAAGCTCATTCCCAGTGAACCCACGAGACGCAATCTGCTGTGCCTGCGCCAGCCGTTGGAGAGCCTGAGTCGTTCGTTCCACCCGGTTTTGGACGACCTCGAAATACTTTTCAGCGGGGGCTCTTCCACCCTCAAGGATCTTGAAGAGAGCCTGGGCTTGATTCTGCGCCCTTCCGAGAGCGGGGGCGAACCCAGCCTGCACCTCTGACGAGAGCTTCTGGAAGCTGCCAGCAGCGGCCTCAAGTGGCTGGTTGATCTGCAACGCCGCCGAAGTCAGCCTGCGGATCTGATTGGCCTGGTCTTCCGTCCTGATGTTGAGTGGAGAAGAAGTGGCAGCCTTCAGTTGCTTCTCAAGCCTCTGGAGGGGCGTGAGAATCTTGTCGATCGAGCTCGTGGCACTCGCTGCTGTCTTTTGCAGCGAGCGGTTCAGGCTGGCTCCGTAACTATTCCACTCCTGCGTGCTGCTGCGCAGCTTCTTTGACAGGTCGGCTGTATTCGCCGTGACAACCGCGGAGATTTTGCCGATGTAGCCGGATGCCATGCTATTCTTTGAGCTTCATCAGCTCACTCCACATATCATCAGTCGTCTGGTTTGGCTTCTTGGCGGCAGGAATGAACTCGGATTCTTTCGGGATGGCGTTTCTCTTGTAGTTGCCGCTGGCACACATCACGATCCGGCAGAGCCGAGCGGTCTGCTGCCAAGGGTCTGGCAGAGGCCACCGCTGATCGTATGCGTACCATTCAGCGATCTCTGTGCTGTCGATCTCGCTGAGTAACTGCTTGACTGTCTTTCCCAGCGCCAGGGCTAGGCGGAAATAGAACCGCCGCTCTGGTCGCTGGCTGAATCGTTTCCCAGGGCATCGACATCCTCGGTGCGGAAGGCGTTGAGTGCCCACGCTGCGTCGAAGAGCCGATTGAGGACGACGGCAGACTTCCCGCCCAAGTCCGTGGCCTCGTCGTCGCTGAACATTCGCTCGCCAGACTCGTCGCAGAGCGTGAGGACAAGGAAGCGAGCGCGGAAGTTCTTCATCTTCTGCTCGGCGTACCCCTCCTCGAACGCATCGCGCTCAGTGCCGGAGAGCGTCTTCAAGTAGACGTCGCCACCCCACTCAGGGATTGAGACTTTCTCGACTTTGAAGTCCGTGGCTTGCTTGATTGCGTCTTTGCTGAGAACCGTCATCTATGACCTCATGGAGAATAATCCGTCCACGCGAATGAGAGCGTGCCGCGGATGACATCCCCGAGCCGAGCTTCCTCGCTCGCACTCTGGAGTACCACCTGCTTTGAAACTGAGTAAGCAGGTGACGAGAAGGCGGCGCTTCCTACGCCACCAAGGAGTGTTACTGGGTCTGTTTGGCCCGAGTATCTGATGTAGTCGACCGACATGGTCCCGCCGGTGTATTCCCCAGTCGGGACCATGATTCGCGTGTTTGCTGAAGCCGTTGGCGGCGTCATGTCGACCATCTGCGCCTCCGGTGTGTCCACCGAAACGCCTGTCACGTTGGCCGTCAGGTTGCCTTTGTCGCTCGTGAACGTAAAGGTGGCACCGGCTGCAATGAGGGCCATCAGCCACCTCCAGATCACGCAAGCCGGAAGGTCGCAGAACCTCGAACGAAGTCGCCGACCGAACCGCCAAGGGACGCAGAGGCAATCGTCGCGTTGCCGCTGAACGACATCGGGCCACTGATCGACAGGGCTCCGCTCTGGCCGGCCGTGAGGATCGTCCCGCTGATGTAGTCAACAGTGATTTCACGGTCGCTGGTGAAGCCTCCGACATAGACCCGGCGAGCGTTAGGAGCGATGCCGAGGTGCGTGGCGTCGACGAGATCCTGAGTGTCGCTGACCTGGACGCTCGTGACGGTGACGCCAGAGCTTGCGAAAGTGAACGTAAGACCTTGTGCCGAGGTTGCCATTGCGCCTCCTTGCGCTAGTTATGTCAGTCCGTAGCCTCTGACCAACGAATCTGGTAAAGCTGGCGGGTTTCGTATGCCGGTGGGAGCTGCGCGCTTACCGACACGGGATCAAGGTAGTCGTCCGTTTCGGAAACTAGCCTTATATCATGTATTGTAACACCTGCGGCTGTGCCGATGCGGCCATCGAGCGTCAGGCGAACGTAGTCTGCAAGCTGTTTTGCAGAGTCGTGAGACAGTGCCCACGAGGCCACCTGGAGGTTTACTTCAGGCATGAACATCGGCCCGCCGAGGCTGTGCTCGCGGCTGATGTTCGCTCTCTTGTAGACGACGAAGGGGAACGCAGCTCCGTCCGGCACGGCAACCGGGTAGATGTTGAAGCCGACGCGGGCGGCCACCTCGGTGGACGTTGCCAGCCAGTGGTAGACGGCGTGTTCTGGTGCGAGGATCATCGGCGGCGAGTCCTTTGGTCGATGAGTTTGCGAAGCTCTTTCTCAAGGACTCCGAACGACTGTGTGCGGCCCCGGTTGATTGCCTGCTCCATAGCGTGGCTGGCTGGCATCGCTGGGTACGTTTCGCCAGGGCCGAGGGTGTAAGGGCGGGTCTTCCCATCCTTGCCTTTCACGAACGCCCCGCGGCCTTCTCGACGCTCTGGGTGCTCCTCATTGATGCTGCCCATGAGGAAGTAGGATCCGCGACCCATCCGCTCAAACTGGAGATTGTTAAAGCCGCCGACCTTCGACATCTTGCCGTTGATCCGCTGGTGGACGTTGAGATAGGTTCGTCGTCCCTGTGTGCCGGCTCGTCGAGCGCCTGTGCCGAACTCATAGAGCCAGGCGTGATTGCCTGCCCCCTTTTTCTCGATGTCCCAGTTGCTTCCGTCTTTGACGTGGACAGGGCCACCGACGGCGATTCCGACGCCTGGGTATGTGTTCTTGCCCTTGCGAACCTGGACGCTGCGTTGAAGATTGCCTGTCACTTCGGAGACGTTCTCGCGGTACAGATCCATGATTGGTCTGGCCGCTTTTCGGGCTGCCGTAGTGAGCGGGCCCGATGCGTCTTCGCCGAGTCTCGTGGATTCCCTGAGAAGTGCCTCGATGAGCTCCTTGAATCCGGTCAGCCTCACGTTCGTAAACTGACCGACCCTCTGGGCCCCGGTCTGCCCGTTTTCGAGCTGCCTAGCTACTGTTCCTGGAATAGGTACAGCCATGCTACTGCACCTCCTTCGCCAGGATTTCGAGGTACTC